TTGTATTTCTTGCTCTAGATAATCTGTAAAAGTATTATAAATGTAATCTAGTTGCATGTCAGTTAATTCGACTAATTTATCTTTTACCCATATCTCGCAAAACATTTCGTTTGAATGTTCATGAATTTCTATCTCTACATGATAATCGTCAGTACTATGGTTAAGACTTGCAAAAGTTGGTAAATTATGCAAATTATCTGTATCACCGTAATTAATTCTAAATTCATTGTCAGAAATTATCTGTTTTAGTTTTTTTGTTTTCATATCTTAGTGGGCTATTTTATTATCTATTACTTCTATAAAATGTCTGCATTCGCTCCTAGTCATTGGAGGGTATTCTTTACCTTTAAATGTTACTTGGTAAATTGGATCTTCATAAGTTGATTCTGATGTTTCTACTATTGTAAATTTTTTCATTTTTTTAAATCTTTGATGGTTTCTAATTCTGCTTTTAATATTTCAATTTTGATTTCAGTTTCTAATAATTCTAATTTACCTAAAAGATATAAATTATCTGAAGCTGTTGCGTATTGTTTTAAAAATTCTATTGTTTCATTCATAATTAAACTATTTCAATATTTCCGTTTTTGTAATGCTTACAAACAAGCCCTGTTTTTAATACAACAACCTTAACAGGTTTTAAGTTATTGTTTTCTAATAATTCCGTAAATTTTCTAATAATTGTTTTCATGGTTTAAATAAATTTTTTGTTTTTTAATACTTGGTTGATTTCTTTAATTAAATCGTATCGTTCTCCTACTGTATAAATTCCTTTGTAAAAGTCAATGTCGATTTGTTCTAATGTTTCAATTAGTTCTTTCATTATAATAGTTTTTAATTATGCAACAAATATACAATACATTTTTAGTTTATCAACTATATAATAACAAATTTTAACAAAATTTTAACAGTTTTATTTTATTGATCATTTGATTTTTATTACAATTATAATTTTGTATATTTGTTTTATGAAAATATACGCATATAAAGTATTTAAGAAAGGAGTTTGGTACACTTACTCTGAAGAATATGAAAATATTAAAGACTGCCTACTATGGTATTTAAGAAACGGCAGATTCTTAGAGAATTTATCTAACAGAAAATTAGTATTATTTAAAGGTAGTAAAAAAGTAAAATAAAATGGCACACCCTACAAGGATATTCAATGAACCCGAAGAGCTTAAACAAGCATGGCTTAAATTTAAAGAGAATGCTAAAGAACAAGCTAAAGAATGGATTGAAACTCAATACGTCGGTAAAGATGGCGATATTAGACTAACACCTAAAAAAATACCTTTAACATTCGAAGGTTTTAAACGTTTTGCTAGGGATCGATACGGTTGTATTGAACAATATTTTACAAACCAGGATGATTTATACTCTGAGTTTATTGGTGTCTGTCGCGCGATTAAAGAAGAAATTAGAGAAAACCAAATAATTGGAGGTATGCTAGGATTCTTTAATCCGTCGATTACACAACGTTTAAATAGTTTAGTTGACAAACAACAAACAGAAGTTAAAGGAGGTTTAAACATTCCTAATTTACCGGATATTGCTGACAGAAAATAAGTATAAATATACAGGGGCTTATTATAAGATTTTAGATTTAATAAAGTCTAATCCTAAAGAAAACGTTTTTGTTATTCGAGGTGGTCAAGGTGCATCCAAAACTGTTAGTATAATACAGTTGTTAATTCAGTCTTTATGTTCTCAAACTAAAGAAGCTACAATACTATCTTCTGAGTTGTCTAAGATGAAAAGGACAGTAATAAGAGACTATAAAAAGATATGTAAAGATTGGAGTGTTTTAGAGAATGAACATGATTTTAATAAATCAGAAAGTAAGCATGAGTATTTTAATGGATCCTATCTAGATTTTTTAGGTGCTGATGTTAACGACGTTGGTAAAGGATTCAGAAGAGATATTTTATATATAAATGAGGCGGATAAAATGGATGTTGATACAGCTGTACAATTTATTTCCAGGGCTTCATTAACTATTATTGACTACAATCCGGACAGTTTATTTTGGGGTGATGACTTTATAAATGAAAATAATTTTATTACTCTAACATTCCAGGATAATGAATACCTGGCAGAAAGTGAAGTTAAATCAATCCTAGACTATAAAGCTAAAGGCTTTTTCAATACTGATTTACCTACTGAATCATTGTTTAGTGATGGTAACATTAAAAACAAATACTGGTCTAATAAATGGCGGGTTTATGGCTTAGGTTTAGTAGGAAACTTAGACGGTGTTATATTTGATAATTGGAGTACTATTGACGAGGTTCCTGGAGACGCTCGTTTAATTGGTATTGGTTTAGATTTCGGTTACACGAATGATCCAACAGCAGCGGTTGAAGTTTATAAATACAACGGTAAAAGAATATTAAATGAAATTGTTTATAGAACAGGAATGTTAAATAGTGATATTGCAAAGGTGTTACCTAAAAATACTTTTGTTTATGCTGATTCAGCAGAACCAAAATCTATTGAAGAAATAAGAAGGGCGGGAATAAATATCATGCCGGTAACAAAAGGAGCGGACAGTATTATTTACGGTATTCAAACAATGCAAACACAAGAGTATTTAATTACATCTAAATCTAAAAATATTATAAACGAATTTCAAAAGTATATTTGGCAAAAAGATAAAAGAGGGGATACACAAAACAAACCAATAGACAAATACAATCATGCTATTGATGCTATCAGATACCATGAAATGATGGATATAGGTGTAAAAAATAAAGTCTTTTTCTTTTAATGCATTTAAATAGATTTTTTTTATTACTTTTGACTATTAAATAACTTTCATCTATAATGGGTTTACTTTCAAATATATTCAAAAGAAACAATACTAATATAAATAAATTTAATGAGGCTTTTTTTAAGTTTATCGGCTCCGGCGGATCTTCTTACGATTTAAACGCTCAAACATACATTGAAAAAGGTTTTAATATTAATCCTTTAGTTTATTCAGTTATTTCTCAGATGGCTACTAAAACATCATCTGTTCCATATACAATAAAAGAAGTAGAAGATAAAAACCAAAAGCAGAAGTTAAGCAATTTATTAAAGGCTACTAAACATAATTTAACACCTCAACAAGAGGTTAAGAAACTAATACTTGAAAGTAAAGCTTATAAAAGTAATAGTTTTAACATGCCTTTAGATGTTCCTAATCCAATGCAAACCTGGAATGAGTTTTTAGAGTTATATAAAACACTAATAAAGCTAACAGGAAACGTTTATATTTATAAGTTAATGCCTAAGGAGGGAATGAATGCCGGAACGCCAATTGCGTTATATTTATTGCCATCTCATTCAATGGAAATAATATTAAAGAAAAACGCAGACATGATGAGCGTTGAATCTCCTGTATTTGGTTATAAGTTAATAGAAGGTAATATAGGGATAACCTTTAAGGCTGATGAAATAACACATATAAAATACCCTAATCCTAACTTTGATTTAAACGGATCACATTTATACGGATTCTCACCAATTAGAGCAGTATTAAAAAACATTGAAAGTTCTAACCTTGCTTTAGACTTAAACATAAAAACCATGAAAAATGGGGGCGCATTTGGGTTAATACATTCAAAAGGGCAAACACCATTAACATACGAACAGGCAACCGGATTAAAGGATAGATTGAAGGAAATGGATGCTGACCCGGACAAACTTGGTAAAATTGCTGGAGTTTCTGCCGAAATAGGTTTTACAAGGTTATCACTTACGACTGATGAGTTAAAGTTATTTGATTACTTAAACTTTGACCAAAAGCAAATTTGTAATGCTTTAGGCTGGAGTGATAAATTACTAAATAACGATTCCGGTGCTAAATATGACAATGTTAAACAATTCAGAAAACAAGTTGTTATAGATAATATAATACCGGATTTAGAGCTGTTAGCTTCTGCTTTTAATAGTGATATATTACCATTATTTAAAAACTATAAAGGAACTTGTTTATATTTTGAATATAGTGAATTACCGGAAATGCAGGAGGACATGACAGAAATGGTTGCTTGGGTTAAGCCATCAATTGAAACAGGTTTAATTAGTAGAAATGAAGGTCGGGTATTTATGAATTTACCAATGTCTGACGATAGTTCAATGAACGAAATTACAGTAAATGCTGATATATTAACATTGGACCAGGCTCTAGACGATTTTCCAAATGTTGACGGTTCGCCTATATGATTAGACAATACAGAAAACAATGGCTAAGATGGCATAATAATTATGAACGTACAGCGAGAATAATATTTCAACGTACTTTTAAAGAGATTGCCAAAGATATACCATTCGAGCGCATGAGTGCTGGAACTTATAAAGCGTATTTACAGACGCATGTCTCAAAAGAAAAGATATTTGATTCTTACGTTAAAGTATATTCTGAAATTGGTACTAAACACGGTAAACGAGTTGGTGTACAAATTAACAAACAGATAAACGAAAAGAATTTTACTATTGATGGTTTTTTAAATGAGTTTCAAAGAACTTTAATAAATTTCCTAGCAACTAACGAAGGAAGTAGAATTACAACAGTTAGACAGTCTTATATTCAATATCTTACTCAGATAATGACAAAGGGAATAGAAGAGGGAAAAACAATGTCAATGATTTCAACTGACATGACTAAATTAGTAAAGAGTAGAAACTTTTACAGATGGCAAGCGTTAAGGATAGCACGCACAGAAACGACAGCGGCATCAAACTACGCTGCCACTGTATCCTCTTCAGTTAGTGGTGTTCTTATGGATAAAGTTTGGGTTTCAGCTTTAGATGCTAGGACTAGAAGGGAGCCGGAAAGTCATTTTGACCATTACCAAATGAACCAAGTGAAAGTTGCTTTAGACAAACCATTTGAAGTAAGTGGTGAAAAATTAATGTTTCCAGGAGATCCAAAGGGAAGCGCTGGGAATGTTATTAATTGTAGGTGTTCGGTTGCTCAAGTTGTTAGACGTGATGCAAACGGTAATATAATTAGGGTTTAATTACTCTTCTTTAATTATCCATTTATCTGTATAACTTACGTAATAAGTTGTATAGATATTATCTAAATCTGTTAAATCTTCATTTCTAATTGGTAGAACGTAAGTTGTTGATTGGTCTAAATCCGGATGTTTTGATAAAAAGTTTATCAATAGAAGTTTCTTAAATTTGTTTTTTTTCATAGTCGCCAAAATACAAATAATAAATATAATAAACTAGTAATATAAAAAAAAACTATAATAAATAATATTTAAATAAATTTAATTTATATTTGTACAATTATGAGCAAACCAATATTACAAAAAGAGTTCGGCGGATTAATTAAAGACGTCGATACTAAAAAAAGAATTGTTACAGGGTATTTGTCAGCTTTTGGCAATAAAGACTTTGATAATGATATAATATCAAAAGGCGCATTTACTAAAACATTAACAGAACGAAAAGATAATATTTTCTTTTTAAATCAACACAACTGGAAGCAACCACATGGCAAATTCTCAATGTTGAAAGAGGACAATTTTGGTTTATACTTTGAATCTGAGCCATTAATCGATACGTCATACAGTTCTGATGCTTTGAAACTATATGAAGCTGGTATTGTTAAGGAGCATTCTATTGGATTTCAAGTAATGAAATCAGAAAAAGGAAACGAGCCAAATACAAACCTATTGACAGAGTTAAAATTGTACGAGGGTTCAAATGTTACTTTGGGTGCAAACAATAATACACCTTTTACAGGTTTTAAATCACTTACAATAAAAGAAGTAAACGATCATTACAAATTAATCTTAAAAGCATTCAGAAACGGAACTTTTACAGATGAAACGTTTGGATTGTTAGAAATAGCATTGAAACAGTTACAAGTTCAAAGCTATGAACTAGGAAAAAAATCACTTGAGACTAAAGCAGCCGATTCTATCACTGACTTAATAGTTGAAGAGCCGATAATAATTGATAATAGTAAAGAAGTAATTAACGAATTTTTAAAATCCTTATAAATGGAATTAAAAGAACAATTAGAGGCGTTAACCTTGAAATTAGAAGGTAAGTCTCATGAAGAAGTAAAGAGTGCTATTGAAGCATTCGAAGTAAAGAATAACGAGGTTATTAATAACCAAATAAAAGAAGTAAAAGAATCTTTTGAAGCACAACTAAAAGAAATGCAAAATCATGCAGACAAATTAGATGTTAAACTTCAAGAAAAAGCACAAAAAGAAATGGTAAAAGGAGACGCAATAAAAAGCGCAATCAACGAAAACTTTGATTCAATCAAAGCAGTAAGAAAAGGACAAGCAGTACAAGTTAAAGCTGTTGGAGACATGACATTGGGAGCGTCTTTAACCGGAGACCAACCAAGAGATTACAACTATGACGTTGTTTCTGCACCAGGTCAAGCGTTAAACGTTTCTGATTTAGCTGGTAACGTAACAATTAGCGGTGGTACTTATACTTTTGTACAAGTTGCAAAAGGTGAAGGATCTATTTCTGCACAGTCTGAAGGTTCATCTAAATCTCAGATTGATTACGATTACACAATGGTAGACGTAAACACTGACTTCATTGCTGGTTTTGCAAGATACTCAAAGAAAATGGCTAACAACTTACCATTCTTGGAAAGTTCTTTACCAACTGAATTAAGAAGAGATTACTTAATCGCTGAGAACGCTGCTTTTAATACTGTTTTAGCGGGTGCTGCAACTGCATCAACTATCACAAGCGGAAACAATATCGAAAGATTAATTTCTAACATCGCAGTTTTAGAAGGAATCAACCACAATGTGAACGGTGTTGTTGTTTCTCCAGCTGACTTTTGGAGCATCATGGTAACAGAAAAATCAACAGGAGCTGGATACGGTTTGCCTGGAGTTGTTACTTTTGAGGGTGGAGTTTTAAGAATTTCCGGGATTCCTATTTATAAAGCGACTTGGGTATCTGCTAACAAGTACTATGTTGGAGACTGGTCAAGAGTTAAGAAAGTAGTTACTGAAGGATTATCTTTAGATTTCTCAGAAACTGAAGGTTCTAACTTTGTAAAGAATGAAATCACTGCTAGAATTGAAGCACAAGTTGCTTTAGCTGTTGAACAGCCATCTGCATTGATATACGGAGACTTTACAACTGTATAGAGTTTAATAAATTCAATATTAAAGAGCCTACTATTAATTTAGTAGGCTTTTTTTTTGTATATTTGAAAAAAAAAACATTATGAGGTTATTGTTTTTAGTACAAGATGAGGAATCAGAGCTAGGGTCATGGAGGGATATTTATATAGACAAAGCTAAAATAGTTGCTTTCTACATGCCGGACATTGAAGATGATGGAATAAAAACAATAAATCTGTTTATAGGTGGTCAACTTATAACAGTTGTACAAAATGAAGAGATAATAGAGTATTTAACCTATAAATTTAATTTATAATGATAAAGTTAATAAAGAGCGTTCACAGACTAAAAGAAGATAAAGTTTTTCAAGTTGGTGAAACTGTTGATTTCGGAAAAGAAACAAACGCTAAACTAATTTCAACTGGTTACGCTGAAGAAATAAAGAAAGCGACAAAAGAGCGCAAAAGAACGATTAAGAAAAAGTAATGGCATATTTAGATATTATAACGTTAGCAGATGCTAAAACATACCTTAGAATTGACGACACCTTAACAGAAGATGACGCTCAAATTACTAGAATGATTAAGGCGTCTTTATCTCAAATTGAAAGAATAACAAATTACATATTTTTTGCAAGGTCTAAAAGCTATGTTGTAGAAAATTGTTCTGTAAATGTTTATGATTTTCCTATTAATAGTTTAACTACTCCAACGACTGCGACAAGTGTTGAAAAGGCT